TGAGACCTATATCCGTTGGAGTTAGCCCTACTGCGGCAACATTGACGACTGTTTACACAGTTCCAACGGGCTATTATGCCAAATTTATTGTCATGTACGTCCACAACACTGGTGTTGCTACAAAACATATCACAGTGCAATGGTATGACGCAAGTCTAGCGGCCACTTACGATATTCTTACTCAATACGACTTTACTTCAAAGCAATACCTTCAGTTTGATGGTGCAGCTTACATTGTCTTAGAAGAAGGCGATAAGATTCAGATTACTACTCAAAGTGCAAGTACATTCACTTTTCTAGCAACCTTTGAGGTTAATGGAGCACAACGAACATGACCTATTTAGAACTTGTAAACGATGTGTTAGTTCGCTTGCGTGAAAGCACAGTTTCTACTGTTGGCGAAACAACCTATTCTTCTCTGATTGGAAAGTTTGTCAATGATGCCAAGCGTCAGATTGAAGATACTTACACTTGGAATTGCTTAAACCAGACAATTACAGTTACTACTGCATCTGGCACAAGTTCATATTCTTTAACTGGTTCTGGTCAGAAATTCCGTATTGCAGAAGTTCTTAACACTACTAGCAATATTGAATTGACCAACATTGCAGTTTCAGACATGAATCGTAAGTTGAGTTTTGGCACGCCAGCTCAATCTATTCCTGCTCAATATTGTTTTAATGGCTCAGATAGTATTGGAGACACAAAAGTTGACATTTATCCAATTCCTGATGGCGTATATACATTGAAGTTTGAAGTAACGATTCCACAAGCTAATTTAAGTTCTGATAGCACTTCAGTCAAGGTTTTGGACTACTTGGTGACTCAGAGTGCCTATGCTCGTGCTTTGATTGAGCGTGGTGAAGATGGTGGAACAAACTCTTCTGAGGCTTATGCTCTGTTTAGAGGGATGCTGTCTGACGCTATTGCAATGGAAAGCACTCGTTATCCTGAAGACAACTTTGTGGCGATCTAATGTCCAAGCAACTTCAAAGTTATAGCCTATCAGCACCAGGCTTTTATGGCCTGAATACTGAAGATTCGCCTCTTAGTTTAGAGTCGGGCTTTGCTTTAGTTGCTACTAACTGCATTTTGGATCAGTATGGTCGTATTGGAGCTAGAAAAGGTTGGTCAAGGGTTAACTCTTCCTCTGGCAATCTAGGTGCTAACGATGTTGGTGTCATCCATGAGTTAGTTCAATCTGATGGAACTCTTACAGTTCTATTTGCTGGAAACAACAAGATATTCAAACTTGGCACTTCTAATGCAGTGACGGAGTTGACCTATGGTGGTGGCGGTTCTGCTCCTACTATTACTGCATCTAACTGGCAATGTGCAACTCTTAATGGCATTGCATACTTCTTTCAAACAGGGCATGATCCTTTGATTTATGACCCTACTATAAGTACAACTACTTATCGTAGAATTTCTGAGAAGTCTGGTTATGTTGCAACAGTACCTCAAGCAAATATCTGTTTATCAGCATTTGGTCGCCTTTGGGTGGCTAATACGGCAACAGACAAGGTAACTATTACTTTTTCTGATCTAATTGCGGGTCATGTATGGGGGGGTGGTACTTCAGGATCATTGGATATATCTCGTGTATGGCCTAATGGTGCTGATGAAATTATGGGCTTGGCTGCTCACAATGACTTCTTGTTTATCTTTGGTAAACGACAGATTCTTGTTTACTCTGGTGCTTCTACACCTTCTACAATTGTTCTAAGCGACACAATAGGCTCTATTGGCTGCATAGCAAGAGATACCATTCAAAGCGTTGGTTCTGATGTTATTTTCTTATCAGACTCAGGTGTTCGCTCATTGATGAGAACTATTCAAGAAAAGTCTGCTCCATTGCGAGACCTATCCAAGAATGTTCGTTTTGACCTAAATTCATCATTAGCAAGCGAGACATTGGCTAATTTGAAGTCTGTTTACTCAGAAAAAGAAGCCTTCTATCTGCTTGTTTTACCTGCTACATTCCAAGTTTATTGCTTTGATACAAAGCAGAGCTTACAAGATGGTTCATCACGGGTAACTAAGTGGGACTCTATTGCTCCAACTGCTTTACGTTCATTACGAAATGGCGATTTGTATATTGGTAAGAATGGATATATTGGTAAGTATGGAACTTATCTTGATGACACATCGACATATCGTTTTTCATACTTCACAAACAATGCTGACTTAGGAAATCCTAATCAAATATCTATTTTGAAGTCTGTAACTGCCATTGTGATTGGTGGATCAAACCAGTATTTGTCTATCAAGTGGGGATTTGACTATTCTGGTGCTTATCAATCAGAGAATGTCTATATTCCTACTCAAGTCAGTTATGAATATGGAACTGCTGAATATAACGTAGCAGAGTACACAAATGGTGTGCCAATTAAGACTCTTTCTGCAAATGCTTCAGGATCAGGAAAGATTGTTCAAACAGGTTATGAAACAACGATTAACGGGGTTTCTTTTTCTCTACAAAAGATTGAAATTCAAGCCAAAGATGGCAAAATAGCCTAAGAGGTAAAACATGAGTAATTACACCAAATCAACCAATTTCGCTACCAAAGACAACTTGTCCCCTGGCAATCCTCTAAAGATTGTCAAAGGTACTGAGATTGATACTGAATTTAACAACATTCAGACTGCTGTTGCAACAAAAACAGACAATGCTTCTGCCAATATTACTGGCGGTACGATTGTTGGCATTACTGATTTAGCTGTTGCTGATGGCGGTACAGGTGCTTCTACTGCTACTGCTGCTCTTAACAACCTATTGCCTACTCAAACAGGTAACGCAAATAAGTATCTTCAGACTGATGGCACAAATGCAACATGGGATGCAGTAAGCCTTTCTACTTCCGACATTACTGGTACTTTGCCCGTAGCAAATGGTGGTACTGGCGTAACTAGTTCTACTGGTACTGGTTCTGTAGTGTTGTCAAACTCGCCAACACTGGTGACTCCCGCATTGGGAACGCCCGCTTCTGGTGTAGCTACAAACTTGACAGGTCTACCGATCTCAACAGGTGTTTCAGGTCTTGGTACTGGCGTTGCAACTCTTTTGGCAACACCTTCTAGTGCTAATTTAGCCTCTGCGATTACTGATGAAACAGGTTCTGGATCACTGGTGTTTGCTACTTCTCCAACATTGGTAACACCAGTTTTAGGAACGCCCGCTAGTGCGACTTTGACTAATGCTACTGGTTTACCTATCAGCACAGGCGTTTCAGGTCTTGGAACAGGTGTAGCAACCTTCTTAGGTACTCCATCAAGTGCTAACTTGCTTGCTGCTGTATCTGATGAGACAGGCACAGGATCGTTGGTTTTTGCAACAAGCCCAACTTTAGTTACCCCTGCTTTAGGTACGCCTTCAGCTTTAGTAGGAACTAATATTACAGGTACTGCTTCTGGTTTGACAGCAGGTAATGTAACGACTAACGCTAACCTTACTGGTGCAGTGACTTCTGTTGGTAATGCTACCTCTCTTGGCTCATTTAGCTCGGCTAATCTCTTGGCTGCTCTGACAGATGAGACAGGAACTGGCTCTGCCGTATTCGCAACCTCCCCTACACTTGTAACACCTGCTCTTGGAACACCAAGTGCTTTGGTTGGCACAAATATCACAGGAACTGCGGCTGGTCTTACTGCTGGTAATGTGACAACAAACGCCAACTTAACTGGTGCGGTTACTTCAGTTGGAAATGCCACATCATTGGGATCGTTTACTTCTGCTCAACTTTTAAGTGCTTTGACAGACGAAACAGGAACTGGTGCAAATGTATTTGCAACAAGTCCAACATTGGTTACTCCAATTCTTGGAACACCAACAAGTGCGACTTTAACAAATGCTACAGGCTTACCACTAAGCACAGGCGTTACTGGAACTCTGCCAGTTGCTAACGGAGGAACTGGTTTAACAACAACTCCTGCTAATGGTGCTTTAGACATTGGTAACGGCACAGGTTTTACTCGCACTACTTTGACTGCGGGAACAAATATTACGATTACCAATAGTGCTGGTGGAATTAGTATTGCTGCTTCTGGTGGTGGTGCTTCTGCCGCTACGCCTACTGCACTGGGTACTGTGTATGGAAATACCGATTCCGCTACAACATCGGCTTATTTAGGGTATCAAGCGGGTAACTCAAACACAACTACTCAAAATGTGGCGGTAGGTTATCAGGCTTCATTCAGCAGTTCAACGGGTGCAAACCTTGTTTCAATAGGCTATAGGGCTGGTTATTCAAACACCACTGGCTCTGGTAATGTGGCAGTTGGTCGAGATGCGCTGTATTCAAACACTACCGTTAGTAACAATACAGCGGTTGGTCACTTTGCCGCCTATTCAAAAACTGGCAATGGTAATGTGACTGCGTTTGGTAGATACGCGGCTTACAGCGAAACAACAGGTGCTGACACTACTGCTATTGGAACAAGTGCTTTGTTTTCCAATACAACTGGAACACTAAACACCGCAGTTGGGGCTGGTGCGCTTTTAAACAGTACCACCTCATCTTACAACACAGCCGTAGGCGCTGGGGCGGGGTACAGCAACACTACTGGCGACCGAAATGTAGCAATCGGTGGCCCTGCTCAAGGCACTGGTTCAACCTCTGCTCTTTTTTCAAACACTACTGGCGTTCAAAATACTGCCGTTGGTGCAGGCGCACTCAAGAGCAATACAACGGCAAATAACAATGTTGCCATTGGTTTGTCGGCTTTATATGCAAACACAACTGGTACTCAAAATACAGCGGTTGGTACTAACGCAGGTGCTTCATTAACAGTAGCAGGTGGAGATAATAATACTGCCGTTGGATATAACGCACTAACAACAGCGGCAGGTTCGGCTTGCGAAGTAAATACTGCAATCGGTTCGTCTTCGTTGTCAAATTTAACTACTGGTACTGGCAATACAGCACTTGGTTATGGCTCAGGAGTTGGTTTAACAACTGGTTTGAGATGTACTTTTGTTGGCAGAAGTGCTGTTGGCAACAACGCAAATGCTCAAGAAGAAATTGTAATTTCAGCAGGGCCTTGTACAGGTCAAGGCGATAACTATGTAACCATTGGTAAAAATGGTGCAAAAATTTACAATAAATACGATACAAATGCGACTTGGACATACACATCAGATGGGCGATTAAAACAAAACATCACTGCTGACTCATTGGGACTTTCGTTTATCAATCGTCTTAGGACAGTTACTTATCAATGGAAACCTTCAAATGAAGTTCCAACTGATATGCCTCAATATGGCGAAGTAAACACACGCAACACTACTGAAGTGATGCACGGCTTAATTGCACAAGAAGTCAAAGCCGCTTTGGATGCTGAAGGTGTAACTACATTTGCTGGTTGGGATGAAGGGCCAGATGGTGTTCAAGCCGTTAGTCGTGAAATGTTTATCACGCCTCTTATCAAAGCAGTTCAAGAACTTACCGCACAAGTTGAAACCCTCAAGGCAGAAATTGCCATACTTAAAGGAAACTGAAATGACTACTGAAATACAAACACCCGCACAAATTGCACAGCACTACTCTGCCGCAATGGATAGCGTAAACCTAATCAATGGTGGCAAGCCAGAAGGCATGAGCGATGCTGAATGGACTGACTGCCTGTCACGCAATAAAGAACACCTGCAAATCATGTTGGCTAAAGACTTTTGGACAAATGAAAACCTTGCTCCATTGCAAGCCGCATCCGCTTAAAGGAAAATATCATGGCTATATCTGACGCACTTGCTTGGCGGTTAAACAGTGGTGGCACTGCTGATGACCTCTATAGCGATATTCGTACATTCTTGGGAACAAGTCCTGATGCCGCTGCAACACAAGCCGCAATGCGTCAGTATGGCATCTCTGGTGAGGATGTAGCCAATGCAACAGGCGGTAAGTCTGGCGGTCTGTTAAGTGGCAATATTATGGCTGGTGCAAGTTGGAATAGCTCGAATACAGCTTTACAGAATCAACTCACTGAAGCCACTGGTCAAGCCACATCTAACTATGCAGTTGCAGGATCAACTACGACTGACACTCTTAACCAACTAAATACATATTTAGCGGGTGGTGGTCAGTTTGACCCTAATGCTACTGTTTATTTGCAAGCAGGTGGTGTTGACTTCATTACTGGCGTAGACAAGGCTGTTGTTAAAGATAACTTGAACCAGATTGTTAAGACTTTGGGAGACCAAGGTGTCAATGTAGTTCTTACTGGTTCTCCTTATGCCAAGTCTGTTGAAGATGTAATTACTAACAACTTTGATCCTAAAGTTGACCAGATTTTTACAGATGTAGCCAAGGCTAACTCTAATGTTGCTTTGGTTGGTACTCAGGGTGAGATTCTGCAAAACAAAGCATTGTTGGTAGATGCTTTACATACCAATGCTGAAGGTACGGCAATTTATAACCAATCAGTTATTGATGCTTTATCTCAGTTTAAGAATGAAGTTCCTTCTAGCACTCCACAAGCTATTGCACAAGTTCAGAAAACAAGCACTGTACCCGTAGTTGCTCCAGTTATTACTCAGGCTGCGGCTAGTCCCGTGGTTGCTCAAGCATTGATTAGAGCAATTCCTGGTGTCCGTGGTAATGTGATTGAAGGCGACAATATTGAAGAGCAGATTGCTGGTGTTCCTCAAGTTGTTTATGAAACAAGAGTAGACCCCAATAATCCTGCTAATTGGGAAACATACAATCCTAAAACTGGTGAAGTAATCAACTCAGGCACTTTTGCTGGTGGTGGTGATCGTGGCCTATTGGCTGCTGCTGCCCCTGTCATTGGTTTGGCGGCATCTACTGTTGGTTTGCCTTTTATTTCTGGTCTATTAGGCGGGGCTACTGGTTTAACAGGTTCTGCCTTGGCTGGTGCTACAGGTGCAACCATTGGTGGCGGTACAACTGCAATAGCAGGTGGCACAGGACAAGACATCCTTAAAGGTGCTTTGCTTGGTGGGGCTGCTTCTTATGGTGGCTCTTTATTGGATAACTATTTGAGCACTGGTTCTACTGTTGATGCGGGTATTACAGAACGTCAATTTGCTATTGCAGATGCTAAGAACTTAGCAAGTCAAGGCTTATCAACGACTCAAATTGCTGATACTTTAGCGGCTGGTGGCTATGGAGATATTGTTATTGAAAGAGCGTTATCTTCTTTAACAGGTACTCCAAGCTCCACATTGCCAATATCTGGTGCTGTAAATGTTACGGGTACTGCTGCTCCTGCGGTCAGTACGGGTGGTTTATTGACTAGTTTGGTTACTCCAACAACTACTCAAACAACTGCACCAGTATCCACTGCAACAACTACTCCAGTAACACAAGGTGGAACTGTGAATGTAACTGGTACAGCACAGCCTCAAATGGTAGACCAAGCGACATTAAACTTGGTTGCTAGTCAGCTTGCTTCTAATTTAGGAACTCCTACTAACTTAGCTAATGTTGAAATTACAGCAAATAGACCTGCTACTACCCAAGAGATTGCAAATGCAATTCTTGCAACAGTACCGAATGTAACTCTTCAACAAGCACAAACTCAAGCGCAAGTATTGATTACAAGTGGTCAGAACTTGACTACCAATGACTTGATTAGTGCTGTTTCTTCTGTGTCTCCAAACATTACTAATAATGTTGCAACACAAATTATTACCAGTTCAAATTCAACTGCTATCCCGTCAGTAATTAACTCTTTGGCATCTGTTGCTGCGTCAACAATTCCTGCTAGTTCGATTGCAACTCAAACAATTACTGGCAAAAGAGAGCCTGGTATTACCAGTGATATTACTGCTGCAACAATTCCGTTGATTCAACCAAGTACGCCTTTAACATTGCCTGAAATACCAAAGCAAACAACAACGCCAACAGCATCCAATCCTTTGCTAAACACGGCAGCTTCATTGGGATTGTCAAGTTTATTAGGCCCATCTGTTGCTAACTTGATCTCTGGTGGTCTTGGTACTGCGGGCAATCTTTTGCAGATGCAAACGTCAAGAGAAGCGGCTCTTAAAGCGCAAGCAATGATTGATGCTGAGACAAAAGCGGCTAAAGATGCGGCTCAGTTCAGACCTATTGGCATGACAACAAGGTTTGGTACTTCTCAGTTTGGCTTTGATCCTGTAACTGGCAGACTATCAAGTGCGGGTTACAACTTAACACCTGATGTTAAAGCGCAACAAGATCGTTTCATGGCTTTGTCAAATCAAGGTTTGACACAAGCAGAACAAGCTCAGGCTCAATTTGCTCCTCTACAAACTGGCGCACAACGTCTGTTTGGATTGGGTAATCAATACTTGGCTCAATCTCCAGAGGCAGTTGCCCAGAACTATCTGAACAAACAGATGAATTTGCTACAACCAGGTCGTGAATTGGAACTTGCTAATCTGCAAAACAAACTGCAACAACAAGGTCGTGGTGGTCTTGCTGTGGCTCAAGGTGGTGCTTATGGTGCTACTACTCCTGAGTTGCAAGCCCTATACAACGCTCGTGCAATGCAAGAGGCTCAATTGGCGGCTAATGCTCAACAAGCAGGTCAAAGAGATGTGTTGTTTGGTGCGGGACTATTGGGTCAAGGATCACAAGCTATGGGTCAATACTATGGTGGTCAACAAGCCGCTTATGCACCTTATACCGCTGCTTTAGGACAAGCTCAAACCTTGGAGACTTTGGGTCAACAACCTTACAACATGGGTGTTAACTTGGGTCAACTTGGCGCACAAGCAGGATTTAATGCTGGTCAACTAGGCTTAAAAGGAGCGCAATTGAGTGCTGGATTGGCAACAAGTGCTGATGCAACACGCAATCTTTTGGCTCAAGGTTTAACTGCCGCAGGTAATCCTAATGCGATGTTTGGTCAAGCATTAGGTGGTTTGTTTGGAGGTGGACTTCAATCTGCGTTTAGTGGAACTGGTTTAGGTGCATCAGGTTTTGGAACTGGATTGGCTTATGGCAATCAAGACCTTGGCTTATTCTTGTAAGGAATCATCATGGCAGAAAATATCGTAGCGGGTCTGTTTGGTTTGACTCCACAAATGTATCAAAACCAACAGTACAACCAAGACCTTAAAAGGGGCTATGAGTTGGCACAACTCTCCCCTGGTGCTGCAGCTCAAGCAGGGCTACAGGCTAGTGTTGGTCAACTAGGTCGTGGCATTGCAGGTGCTATGGGCATAGAAGACCCTCAGTTGAAGTTAATCAGTGCTAGAAATGCTATTGCCCAACAGATAGATCAAACCAATCCTGAGTCGATCCTGAAAGGTGCTCAGATGCTTGCTCAAGCTGGTGACCAACAAGGTGCTATGGCTTTGGCTCAATATGCTCGTCAAGCACAGAGTGAGATGGCTCAGACACAACAAAGACGTGCGGCAGAACAAGCATCTTTAGCAACAACTGCTAAGACTCAATTGTCTATCAAACAAGAAGAACAATTGCGTGATGAGTTGTCTAAACTTCCACCTGATGCAACGCAAGACCAAATTCTTGGCGTAGTAACTAAGTATGGTTCGCCAGATAAAGTATTAGCTGCTTTACAAGGTTCTGCTGACAGAGCTGCCCAACGAGAAGCCATGCTCACATTGGGTCGTGAAAAAATTGAAGCCAAATTAGAATCTGACCTTAGACAAGCAAAAACTGATATAGAAAAAGAGCAGATGAAAATTGAAGCAAGAAAAGAACTTGCTCAATTGGTTGCTGGTCTTAAAGGCCCAAGTGCGGCAGTTCTTAAGGCTCAAGAGAAAGCTGAGAAGGTTGCTGAAGGTCAACTTGCCTTGGGGGACACTATTTCTACCGCAGAAACTTTGGTTAAAGATTTAGCCAAAATGGGTGGAATGACAAGCACTTCAAAAGGCCCTCTTGCAAACTTAGTTACTTCATTACAAACTGGAACTGTTGGTCAAATTGCTGGTAGTAAATTTGGCACAAAAGAACAAGCAAAACGTGATGAATTAAAAAGCGTTAGATTGCAATTGTTAAATGCCGTCAAAGAAGCTACGGGAATGAGTGCTCAACAACTTAACTCCAATGTTGAATTGAAAACATACTTGGATTCTCTTGGTAGCGAAGGAATGACAAAAGAAGCAAACTTAGCTATTTTGGATAATCTATCAAGGCGTTATCTAAAAGGCGAAGCGGCTCAACCTGCTAAAAACAAGTCTGATCCATTGGGTATTCGTTAAGGAGTTTTTTATGGCTACGATTGCTGAGATTCGACAACAATATCCACAGTATTCAGACATGACTGATACGCAGTTGGCAGATGCGTTTCATTCTAAATTTTACTCAGATATTCCTAAAGATACTTTTTATCAACAATTAGGCGTAAAAACAACACCTGTTTCAAACATGGAGTTGATGTTTGGTGCGGGTAGTCCTATTGCTCGAACAATCAAGGGTGCAGTTGTTGATCCTGTATTGGCAGTTAATCAATTATTGGCAAGCACAGGCTTGTTTGGTGGCGAGATTAAAAAAGGCGCAACTCAACTTGTAAGTGATATTGAGCAAGCTACTCAAGAAGGTCGTGCAAGAGTTGGAAGCACTGGCTTTGACCCTTATCAGATGCTTGGAAACGTTATTAGTCCTGTTAATCGCTTAGTTGGTGCTACACAAGCTCCCTTAGCTGGTGCTGGTCTAATAAGTAACATTGTTCGTTCAGGAAGCACTGGTGCGGCTTTAAGTGCTTTACAACCAGTAAATGCTCCCGTAGATCAGTTTGCTGAACGTAAATTAGAGCAAATGGCTACTGGCTTTGTTCTAGGCCCTGTTGTTGAAGGTGGCGTAAAGGCTGTTGGCGGTCTTTTAAACACGCTTAAAGGTCTTACCCCTTCTGGTCGTCAAGAATTCATGCAGAAACAACTGAATGAACTTGCTGGCTCAGATAGAACAAAAGTTATTGAAGCATTGCGTGATGCTAAAGAGATTGTTACTGGCTCTCGCCCAACTGTGGCACAAGCCATTTCAGATATTCCATCTGCAATCGAATTGGCGGCAGCACAGAGTAAACTTTCTGCAAAACCAAAAGTAGCGGGCGCATTCCAAGAGCGTTTAGTTGAACAACAAGCGGCTAGAGCTAGAGAGCTTCAATCTATTGCTGGCACAGAGGCTCAAAAAGCTGCAGTAATCGCAAAAAGAGAAAGCGTAACAACTCCAATGCGTGAGGCTGCATTAGAGCAAACCAATCTTGCAGGGCCTATCTTTACTAGACTAGAAAAAGAGATTTCAGATAAGTTTAATAGCTTAGCTGCGGCTGAACAAACTTCTGGAATGACTGGTTTAGCGGCTACGTTACAACAAGCTGTGGCAAAAAAAGGAAGCCCTGGTTGGTTGTCTGCGGGCGATATTGCTTCAGACGCGGCAAGTCGTGCAAAATCATATAAAGAACTTGCAGGAACATTGCGTGGCGAAGCTCAATTAAAACAGTTCCAGCTGAATAGTTTAGAGCAAAATGGATTTTTCCCATTGCGAGCATCTGATTTAACAGAACAACTAGACAAAGCAATTCGTGGGACTGTATCTGACCAAAGCAAAGCTGTTTTGCAAGGTATTAGAGATAAAGTTGTTTCTAAAGCTGATGAAAATGGATTGTTAAATAGTCGTGATGTGTACGAAAACATTAGAAAAATATCAAATCAAGATGTTGCAAAAATGCTCAATCTTGGTGAGCAATATGCTTCTGGTGGAATTCCTCAACAAGCGGCTAAAGCCTTGGGTAGTGCAAAACAATTTATTGATGCCTCATTGAATAAGTCATCTGATGGATTGTGGGGTAAATATCTTACTTCTTATGCAGATTACAGTAAAAAACTTAATCGCATGGAAGTTGGAGATTACCTGTCTAAGAGTTTAAACACTCCTTTGGGTAAAGAAAATGCTGGTGAATTTGCTTCTGCTGTTGAAAATGCTGCTGGAACAATTAAAAAATCTACTGGAATTCCAAGGTTTGAAAAGTTATCTGATGTTTTAACACCCAAAGAAGTTTCTTCTGTTAACAATGTTTTAGCTGATCTTAAGCGTGATTCAAAAGCAAAAGAGCTTGCACAAAAAGTTGGAGCGTTAGATATTGGTGGGCCTGATATTGCCAAAGAAGCACCACAACTGTTAAACAGAACATTTACATTGATGAAGGCGGCTGTTGAGCACTTACAAAGAGGTAACGCAGACGCTTACAACAGACAGATGGCTGAGTTGATGATGAATCCTGGTGCTTTAGCTCAATTTATGACTGTTGGCATACCAAAAAGCAAGACAAGTGATTTTGTCTCTTCAATGATGAAGTTAATGGATGCGCCTACTCGTGCGGCATTTACCCAATCATTTATCGTTCCAGCAGCAGCAAAAGAGGTTGGCGACTCACAACTTACTATGGCAGAGTAATGAAAGACGGGCTGTTTGCTATCTTGGTAGCAGCCCTGATTCTTTTCTTTGTAATCTTTTGTAGTTATATTATTGTTTGGGCATTTCCGTGATCGCCTTTCTCTTGGCGGCAACCATAGAGTACCGATGTATTAAGTGGACTTGGACTGGTGATGTTTACAACCGAAAAGTTGTTTGCATTAAGTGGGAGAGAAAGAAATGATTGATCCGATGACGGCTCTAGCGGGTATTCAATCCGCTATTAGCATGGTTAAGAAGGCAAGTAAGGTTGCCAATGATTTAGGTTCTCTTGCCCCGATGATTGGCAAGATGTTTGATGCCAAGTCTGTAGCTACTAAAGCGTTAATTGAGGCAAAGAAGAGTAAAGGCTCAAACATGGGGACTGCTCTCCAGATTGAGATGGCTCTTGAACAGGCTAGGGCGTTTGAGGAAGAGCTGAAGATGCTCTTTATGACCACAGGTAAGGTTGACGTTTGGAACAAGATTAAAGCCCGTCAAGACCAGATGGACATAGATGATGCTAGAGAACTTAGGGCTTTAGAGAGAGCAGAAAAGAAAGCTAAAGAGAAAGAAGCAGAAATGCAAGAGTTAGCCATGATTATTGGTGGGGTGGCTTTTGTTTTATTCTTAGTTTTTATTGGTATCAATGAGTTGATGGACTTTTGTGCAACGACTAAAAGGTGTGGGCGGTGAATGAGTATCAGAAGACCTTTGATTTAGCCCTGAAGATATTCGTTTACGGGTGTGTCGCTTTGTGGTTTCTAGGCTTCTTAAAGTTCTTGCCTGACGATTTGTCGGACAAGATTGTTAATCTCCTACTTGGAAAGATTGGAATTAAATAATGCTTGATATCCTTAGTGGTGGTTTATTGGGTTCTATCTTTGGTGGCATCTTTAGGATGGCCCCAGAAGTTCTTAAATGGATGGATAAGAAAAACGAGCGTGAGCATGAACTCAATATGTTTAAGTTCCAATGCGACTTAGAGGCTCAACGTGGTCAACAGAAGTTAGCTGAAATTGGCGCACAACGTGAAGCCGCAATAGACGTAGGTGTGATGGATGCCTTCAACAACGCTATTACACAACAGGCAGAGATGGTTAAAGCAGCTGGTGGATGGGTAGCCTCACTTTCTGCTTCTGTACGTCCAGTAGTAACATATTGGGTACTATTCGTATGGTCATTTATCCATGTGTGGTTTGCTTGGAACGCATGGCTAGCAGGTGCGCCAGCTACTGAAGTCTTCAAAACAATGATGACTCCAGACTTTTCTGCTTTGCTATCAGGAACAATCAACTACTGGTTTCTTGATAGAACTCTGTCTAAGCGTGGAATATGAACTTAGAACTGGCAGCAGAACTATGTAAAAGGTTTGAGGGCTTTCGTTCTAAGCCCTACCTTTGCCCTGCTAATGTAGCCACGATAGGCTATGGGTCTACTTACTATGCCAATGGAGTGAAGGTTACTTTAAATGATCCTCCAACGACACAAGAGGAGGCTCATGTTCTTTTAATGCACGAATTGGAACATACCTACCTACCAGGTGTTCTGAGAAACTGCCCGATTCTGCTAACAGATGAGCGTAAGTGCAATGCCATCGTTGATTTCGTTTACAACCTTGGAATTGGCAGACTACAAACCTCTACTCTCAAGCGAAAAATCAATGCTTCTGATTGGGAAGGTGCTCAAGAACAACTCATGTTATGGACTAAAGGTGGCGGGAAAGTGTTGCCTGGTCTACTCAAGCGCAGACAAGCTGAGTGTTCTTTGTTAAACTAAACTGTAACAATATTGATATAAGGTGTTGAAATGCCTAACATTCCTACACCTCAAGATGTCGCATACTTTGCACAATGTGTCAAAAAGTGGCAACAAGTGCTCAGTCTTGGTGATTGGCGTATAGAGAAGGGAAGTAAACCCGCAAAGGCGGCTATGGCTTCTGTTGAGTTTAATACTCCAGCTAGGTTGGCTACTTATAGGTTGGGTGACTTTGGTGCTGAGAAAATCACACCAGAATCTTTGGATCAGACTGCTTTACATGAGTTACTTCATGTGTTTTTGCATGATTTGTTAACTGTGGCACAAGACCCTAAATCGTCCCAAGACGAGGTGGAGATGCAAGAGCACAGAGTCATCAATCTGCTAGAAAAGTTACTTTCAAGGAATTCCAATGGGTTCACATAATGAGACTTGTACGGATATGGAGTTCATCCAACTATGGGAGAAACTTCAATCTGCTACAGAAATAGCCAAACACCTTGGAATTCCAAATAGAGCAGTTCATTTGCGTAGAAGGTGGATTGAGGAAAACCACAAGATTACCCTCATAGCAAAAGACCATCGTGGTGCTAACTATGCCGCTAATAGACCTAAATCCTTCTCTCCTTTAAGGCAAGTAAAACTCGGCATACTGGATGGGACTGTGATTGTGTTCTCAGATGCCCACTTCATCCCAAGTCAGCGTACAACGGCCTTTAAAGGGCTTCTATGGGCTATAGAACAGTTCAAACCCAAGGCGGTGATATGCAATGGGGATGCTTTCGATGGTGCATCTATATCTCGTCACGATATAACTGACCAACCACAGACTTCTGTTATCCAAGAGTTGAAAGCTACGCAAGGTGCGTTGGGTGAGATAGAGGAAGCCGCTAAAGCAGCGAGGCATAATGTAAAGCTACTGTTTACATGGGGCAACCACGACATTCGGTTTGGCAATAGATTGGCTCAACACGCACCCCAATTTAAGGAAGTTCAAGGGTTTAAGCTGACAGACCACATCCCAGATTGGGACTTCTGTTGGGCGGTATGGCCTACTGAGCAAGTCATCATCAAACACCGATATAAAGGTGGAATCCATGCAACCCACAACAATACAGTTAATGCTGGTGTGTCTGTTGTTACTGGCCATCTACACTCTTTAAAGGTCACGCCATTCAGCGACTATAACGGATGTAGATACGGAGTAGATACGGGGACTCTAGCTGAGACTGATGGGCCACAATTTACTTATGCCGAGATAAACCCAAGTAACCACAGATCGGGCTTTGCGGTGTTAAACTTCTTCAATGGTCAGCTTTTATGGCCTGAACTCGTCCATAAATTTGATGAAGACCAGATTCAATTTAGAGGTGAAGTCATTGATGTAGGTGCGTTTTGAGTGCTTGGTTAATCATCTTAACGGGGGCAATCTATGCCTATATTGCGGGTGAGCAGCTCTATAAAGAAAACCCCTACATGGCTATCGTGTACGCAGGGTACGCCTTTAGCAATGTGGGGCTTTATCTCTTGGCTAAGTAGCTTATAGGCTACTATTCTTCTCCTTGAGTTTGGCTTCTTGTTGCTCTTTGAGTCTTTCCATACCCGCAACCCTTTCTGATGTCCAACCTCCATCTTTGGGAACATAGTGCGGATATGGCTTTTCAACAAGCACTACACCCTGACCTGATTCATAGGCTTTGACTGCTTCGTTATCCCACATTGATTTATTACTCATCTAACCCTCCGCAAAGGCTCTTGGTACTTCTCTGGTGGAAGTGGTGGAGGAATCATATTCTCTGAGGGTGGAGTCCATCCATGCTTTCTCCAAAGGGCTTGGACATCCGATCCTGACTCCCATTTAAAGTCTTTCAGTGGAACTGAAGGGTAGCTAATCTTAGAATGTGGTGGTAGTTCTATCATTTTATCGACCTCATCACCCGTTGATTACGACCAAACTTGCCACGTTTGACACCAGAAACCTCAATAAACCCCTTGTCTAACAAAGCACGATACCTTGCCGTTATTGAGGAATATGGATAGTCTGGGAACATACCAAGGATGTCGTCTGAGATACACCCCTCTGGAAAGCCTTTAATAGCCTCATAGACCATTGTTTCTAGCTTGGTGGTATCAACTGCTTGAGCCGCCTGATGGCTCGTTACAGGGTCTTCTCGTCTAGCCAGTTTAAACGCTGGCGTACCAAAGAATCTTTCCATTGATTCTTTCATGTTTCCAAAAATATCATTCATTTATTAACTCCTATTAGTGAGGGTACTAACTGCTCGTCCGCTAGCTTGAAAAGTCTTTGCACAGCGTTCCCCTCGGGTTTATATTAACTCAAAATGGCAGGTCTAGGTCATCTAGTTTTGGCTTGGGTGGTGCTCGCAACGGGGCTTCGTCTTTTGGAGAGACCGCAAGACCCATGAACTTGCCACTCTTTCCTTCTTTTATCCAAGCAGATAACCAGTAGTCTTTTCCGTCTACAGTAATATTTCCCTTATAATTTGGAGCTTTTTCATTCTCACGCTTGTCATTGCGGAAAAGTACGCCACTATTATCCCGAATTTGTCGATCATTTTCCATTTTCATATTCCTTTATACGTTAACCCATTTAAAACTCTTCTAATTACATAATTAGACACTTGAAATTGATCTGATAGTTTTTCTACAGAATCTTTCGTCAAACTAAATTGACGAATAACTTTAACCATATCAATAGTTAATTGTGCTTGACCATTTCTTGCACCAATGGTTGCTACACCATGCTTAATAGAATCGGCTACATTTTCTTTTCTTGTCCCCCATCTTAGATTCTCAAGCCTGTTATCTAGCTTATTTCCATTGATATGCAATACTTCACATCCATCTGGACATTTGCCAACAAAAGCATGAAGAAGCAATCGGTGTTTGTAATAAGTTTTTGTTTTGTCGTTATTTGAAAAACTAACAACTTCATAACCTACTTTTGCAATAGTAAATTTCTTTTCTTTGCCATTCCTCCACAATCGACCATCTCTGGAAATAAATGTGTTTGGTAAAAAATCTATTGGACGTATGTCTTCACTTTCCATTTATAACTCCTTTGCTTTCTTTAACGATGAACGCACTTTACTAGGAAGGAGTGTCCATAGAGCCACTTTTTGTTCTGAATCTAGGTTCTCTCCCTCCAACTTATCCCAAGCTGCCTTGGGGTCACCTTGCTCGCACATGGCAATCAGATCAACTGCCATCTCTTGCAAATACTGCACCTCATCTGGAGGAATATTATCCATTGCACCCTGAGTAGGGCTAATGATGACTTTATCTTCCTTCAGAGGGGCAGAAGAGTCTAGGGCATCGTGCTCAACAATTTCCATTGCTGAAACCCACAGATACCGCCTAGTGTACGTTTCTACCGCACCAAGATTCTGAATCGGGTGGCATCCCTTTAGATTGGCATCTGCCATAGGACTTGTCAGTTTGATCTCTGTACTGTCTTCAGTATCAGTAATGGTCAGGGTTGCCAGTTCTTTGTCAAACGAAACAACTCCGCACAGACCTACTCTTGAGAAGATTTGATTGATTGTTGGCAGAAAGTCACCCAACTCAAAGTAAGAATAGCCCGCAAACTTGTTGTGTCCTGACTTCTTGAGTGGTGCTTGTTGCAAGAGAATCCTTGCATCCATCAGTTTTTTATGTACGCCCATGATATTTCCTTAAAAGTTATCGTCTAATTCAGCATCAATGATGTCTTTTTGCTGGTCAATATCTAAGTCTTTAAACTCGATAAAGTGGTTTTCTTGGCAGCAACTATAGCTTTCGCCCTTGGGTTCTAGGCAGTAACAGCAATATAGGATGTCAGAGAATTGTTCAGCATACTGTTCAAATAATGTCTTCATATTCACTCCTGTTTGTTTATTAAAAGTGTGGATTTTTACTGTCCACACCACTAATGTGCCACACCTTTTTAGCCTTTTATATAGGGGTTTTCACCTAGTGACACCACTTTTTTATCATGCTAGGCTACTCGTATGAACATTGAACAACTTGAACAAACTTGTGCCGAAACCCTACAGGGCTACGCAAACCGAATGGCTAGTGTCTATGTGGACGAGCCAGAGGACTTCAATGCCTCTGTTACGGCTCTACTTTGTAGAACTTTAGAACTTCACCTTAACCGACCAATCAACCTGGAGAACCTTTACAAATGACCCAACAAGCAATTATTCGAGCTTTACAGAATGGATCGCTTACTGCCTATGAGATGGAGAATCTAACGGGCATCCCAAGAACTTCCATCGTGGCTGCTTGCAAAAAGATGTTTCGCAAGAAAGAGCTTACTGTTGAGAAAATCAAGGTGCATCGTGCTTGGGTCTGTAGATACACCTTAGAACCACACATGATTGAGGCTACAAAAGCCGCCAATGATGAGCCTTATGACAAGCTAAATCCCTTTGATGTACGCAATGCCAAGGGTATTTTTACCAAGTCTGAGTATGCCGTGATGAACAATCAGGCTAGAAACTTCTACAAGGGAAATCCTAATTTCACCAAAGAAATTACGAACAACCAATTTATTTGAGTTTACAAAGTAGAATTAGTTTGATATTATGGAATCCAGCTAGGTACGAAGTCATGAGCGTACCGAAAAGAGTTAACCCTTCTCCTGCTGGCAATTCCTTTAAGGGTGTTTTAAAAAGCGGCACAC